GCATTCAGGAGTATATGAACAATGGGGAGCTAGATTAAATCTTATATTTCCTAATGGAAAAGAAATAAGAGTAAATGCTAGACATATGTTTAAAGGTAATTCAATGTGGAATACAGCTCATGGAGTTGCAAAAGCAGCTCAGATGGGATGGAAAGACCATATACTTACTTGTGGACATACTCATGTTTCAGGTTATCAAGTATTAAAAGATGCAGCCAGTGGACTTATCAGTCATGCTCTTCAAGTAGCATCATTTAAAATAATGGATAGTTATGCAGAAAAATTAGGATTAGATGATAAGAATATATTTAATGCTCCTGTTACTATTATAGACCCTTACTATGAAGATGATGATAATAGATTAATTACTACTATCTTTAATCCTTATGAAGGGGCTAAATTTTTAGAGTTTAAGAGAAAACAATGGAAAGAACAGAAAAAGAAAACGAAATCATTTTAATTCCAGCTCTTGCATATTGGCATTTAGCAAATAAAGGGCCTAACCAGCATATACATCATAAGGAAGGTAATTGTTCCAAATCTTATGAACAAATGAAATTTATAATAGATGGCAAATATAAATACACAGAATGTTTCAGAAGCAGAAGAAGCTCTACAATTAGCTCATAATGATTTAATTGCTTTTGGTAAGTTATTTTTACCTGATGACTTTATGCGTAGTGAAACACCTTTTTTTCATTACGAAATGGCAGATTTTATTGATGATAAAGAATGTAAACAGCTTGCAATTATTATTCCTCGTGGTCATGGTAAAACAGTTTTAACTAAAGCATCTATACTAAAAGATTTTGTATTTTGCAATGATGAAGATAACTTTTTATTCTACGCTTGGGTATCAGCTACACAAAAGCTGTCTGTGGGTAATATGGATTATATCAAGCATCATCTTGAATTTAATGATAGGATTAAATACTATTTTGGTAATCTTAAAGGAAAGAAATGGACAGAAGAAGATATAGAATTAACCAATGGATGTAAACTCATTTCCAAGAGTAATGTCTCTGGGATACGGGGTGGAGCAAAACTCCATAAAAGATATGACCTCATCATCCTTGACGATTTCGAGCATGAAGCAAATACACTTACTCAAGAATCTAGGGATAAAAACGCTAATCTTGTTACCGCTGTTGTATATCCTGCTATTGAGCCCCATACTGGTCGTCTTCGTATCAATGGTACTCCTGTACATTATGACTCTTTTATTAACAATCTTCTTACTAATCATGCAAAAGCTAAAAAAGATAATAAAGATTTTGCTTGGAAACTAATTACATATAAAGCAATCTTACCTAGTGGTGAGTCATTATGGACTTCATTTTTTAATAAAGCAAAGTTAGAAGAAAAGAAAAAGTTCTATATAGACTCTGGACAAAGTACAAAGTTCTATCAAGAGTATATGATGGAAGTACAATCTGAGGATGATTCTGTATGGACTAGAAAACATTTAAAATATTGGACTGGTCATTACGAAAATCGAGATGGGGTAAATTATATTATGAAAGAAGGTCAAGAATTGCCAGTTAACATTTTCATAGGATGTGACCCAGCTACAGATATAGATACTAAAACATCTGACTTTTCTGTAATTATGGTAATTGCAATAGACCCAGAGAGTAATGTTTATGTACTTGAGTATGAAAGACATCGAGCTATTCCTACAATTGGAAGTAAAGTAGAGGGAGAAATTATTGGTAAAAAAGGTGTTGTTGATTTTATAATAGAATTATATGAAAAATATAATTGTACATCAGCTACAGTTGAGGATGTTGCAATGAATAGAAGTATCTTTCAAGCATTAAATGATGAAAGAAGACGACTAAATAAGTTCAGTATTGCCGTTATACCAGAGAAACCGGGTGGTTCAAACAAACTTAATCGTATTTATAGTGGACTTTCGGGCAGATTTTCGATGGGTTTGGTACATATAAGGGAGTCTCACTTTGATTTATCGCATGAAATAGTTACATTCGGGCCTAAAATGTCTCATGATGATACCATAGAAAGTCTTTATTATGCCTGTGTACACTCATTTCCACCTAATATGCATAGGGGTAAAAAGAATAATTGGGTAAAAAGAATTAAAAAAGCTAAAAGTTGGATTACAGCATAATGGCAACAAAAGAAACTCACGATATATCATTACCAAAAAGTACAAGTAAACTTTCAATGAAATCAAAAGGAGAACTTGGAACTCAGGGATTTGATGATGGTGGAGCAAAAAAGTCATATTGGCAAAGTTTTATTCCTAATAGTAAATATCATGTTAAGAAGAAAATAGATACTTTATATTCACAAACACAGAGGAAAAGAGATGCCTAGATTTGGAAAAAGGTCAAAAGAAAGATTAAAGGGAGTTAAGCCAGAACTTGTAAATGTTTTAAATGAACTTGTTAAAATAATGGATGTTACTATTATTGAGGGTTTGAGAACAGAGGCTAGACAGCTTGAATTGTTGGCACAAGGAAAATCAAAAACCAAATATTCAAAACACTTAGAAGGAAAAGCAGTGGACTTAGCTCCCTACCCAATTGATTGGAAAGACAGAGAAAGATTTCACTATATGGGTGGAATGGTTCGAGGAATAGGAAAACAAATGGGAGTAAATATTCGTTGGGGCGGCGACTGGGATTCAGATGGCGAAGTAAAAGATAATGGATTTGATGACTTAGTTCATGTGGAGATTAGAGGATAATGGCTAGAGGAAATAAAAAAGTAGTAGACGAGATACACGATTTATATAGAAAAGCAAATGGTTCTCCTAGAAGAAAATGGGAGAATATATCACAACAATCATACGAATTTTTTTTAGGAGAGCAACTCACAGAAGATGAACAAGATGAATTAAGAACTGCTGGGATGCCAAATTTCACAGTTAATAGAATTACTCCTGTTATTGAGATGATGAAATTTTTTGCAACTGCAAATACTCCTAGATGGCAAGCTGTGGGAGCTGAGGGAAGTGATTCTGATGTAGCTGCTGTACATTCTGATATTGCAGATTATTGTTGGTATAACTCAAATGGTGATAGTGTTTATGCCCAAGTAATCCAAGATTCTCTTGTGAAGGGAGTTGGGTATATACAAGTAGATGTAGACCCCAACCAAGATAGAGGATTAGGAGAAGTAGTATTTAAAAGAGTAGAGCCTTTTGATGTTTATCCAGACCCTACTTCTAGAGATTTTTTATTTAGAGACGCTTCTTATGTAATGATAAGAAAAGACTTACCAAAGTCTCAGATATTAAAATTATTTCCTGATAAAAAACGACAAATAAACAATGCAAATAGTGACTCTGCTGGAGAAAATGATTACTCAAATAGAGATGCATTGGAGACAGATTTAATATTTCCTGCTGATTCTGCTGGAGATTCTTATGATTCAACTGGTCAAGAGAGTCCTATAATAGATTATTATGAATGTTATAGTAAAGAAAAAGTATCATTCATGAATATATTTGTTAATATGCCTCCAGGCCCTGCTGAGATGGAAGAACTTAAAAAAGAAGTTGAAGTAAATTTAAAAGATTATGAAGCAGAGATGTTAGTACAAGTAGAAGAAAAGGCTATTCAATTAGCTGAGTCTGTTGAAAAGGGAGAAATAATTGAAGAAAGAGCTCAACTTGAATTAGAAAGAGCAAGAAGAGAAGCATTTGCTGGAATTGAACAACAGAAAATGATTGTTCTGAATAAATTAAAAGAAAAAGAATCTAAGATTGAAAATCGTGTCGTATTAAAAGAAGAATATGATGTACTTATGGAAGATAAGCAAATAGCAGATACTATTGTTGATGCAATTGATTTTTATGAAGATAGAATTAAATTAACAATTGTTGTTGGGGATAAATTGTTATATAGTCAAGTTCTTCCAATAAAAGATTATCCAATTGTTCCTTTTGTTTACCAGTACACTGGAACTCCATTCCCAGTTAGTGCAGTAAGTCCGTTAGTTGGAAAACAACAAGAATTAAATAAAGCCCATCAAATCCTTATACATAATGCTAATTTAGCATCTAATTTAAGATGGATGTATGAAGAAGGCTCTGTACCTGAGGATGAGTGGGAAAAATACTCTTCTGCCCCCGGTGCTTTATTAAAATATAGACAAGGATTTACTCCACCAACTCCAGTTCAACCTCTTCCACTAAACCAAGCCTTTTATGGAATTACTCAAAATGCAAGACAAGATATGGAATATGTAGCAGGAGTATATTCTTCAATGCAGGGAGATACAGGTTCTGGCCCTGAGACTTATCGTGGATTGCTCCAAATGGATGAGTATGGAACTAGAAGAATAAAACAATGGATGCAAAATATTATAGAACCTGGATTAGAACATTTGGGAATGATATTTAAAGATTGGGCTCAAGATACATATTTAGCTCACAAAGTATTTAGGATAGTGCAACCAAATAATATAAATGAAGAAAAAGTTGTAGAGATAAATGTTCCTATATTTAATGATTTAGGCGACTCTATAAACAAGTGGAATGATTATGCATCTGCACAATTTGATGTAAGAATTATAGGTGGTTCTACGCTTCCATTAAATAGATGGGCATTATTAGAAGAATATTTTAAGTGGTATCAATCTGGATTAATTGATGACATTGCTATGTTACAAGAAACAGATGTAAGAAATAAAGAAGCCATAATTAAACGTAAATCAGTATATATGCAATTAAGAAGTAAAGTAGAAGAAATGGAAGGGCTTGTAAAAGATAGAAATGGTACTATAGAAACATTAGAAAGACAATTAGTACAATCTGGTATAAAACAAAAAGTACAAAATGCTGATATGTCAATACAAAAAGATGTTCTTGAGAGCGAAGCTGCTCAGTCATCTTATAGAGATAAATTAAAAACTGAAACAAATGCAAAAATGAAAGAATTAGGAATGGCAATAGGTGCAAGGCAGAGAGAAATTGAGTCTTCAAAACCTGATGCTAAAGAATAGTTGATTTTATCATTGTTGCTAAATTAAATTAAGGAGAAATTATGGCTGACAATAACACAGATAACCTATCCATGCTTGAAGATAATAGTATAGATAGCCCTGATAATGGTGCGCCAAAAGCGGCTGACGATTTTTTTGAAGCTCTTGACCGTAAGGTAAATGAAGGGATACTGGAGCAAGAAGATGAACCAGCGGATATGCAAAGTGAACGAGTGGAGGAAACCTCAGAAATGAGCCCAGAAACTAATTCGCAAGAGCATAATTGGGAAAAAAGGTATAGTGATTCAAGTGATGAAGCTAGACGACTTAATGGTCGTTTAGGTGAATTAGAACCATATGTACCTGTTCTCGATGCAATGAGAAAAGACCCTAATTTAGTTTCTCATGTGAGAAATTATTTTGAGGGTGGTGGTTCAACCCCTAAAACAGTAACAGAACAACTTGGTTTGAATGACGATTTTATATTTGACGCTGACGAAGCTGTCACAGACAGCAATTCTGATTCAGCAAAAGTTCTTCAAACTACAATAGATGGTGTTGTACAACAACGTCTTGGTAAGTTTGCACAAGAACAAGAAAGTCAGGTTAATCGCGTGACAGCTGAAAAAGAGTTTAAAACAAAGCATGATATGAATGATAATGAGTGGAAAGAATTTATTAGTTTCGCTAATTCTCGTTCATTGTCTTTGGATGACATATACTACTTAAAAAATCGACAAAACCGTGATAAAAATGTAGCTAATTCTGCGAGGAAAGATATGACTGAACAGATGAAGCGAGTTAGACAGAAACCACAAAGTGCATCTGCAGTTGGTGGAGCAAGTAGGTCTGGCGATGTATCACAAGACGACCAAGTATTCAACAGTATTTTAGGATTGGACTCTGAACTAGAATCAATGTTTGGCTAATGCCAATCATTTAACTAAACTATAGGAGTTTAAAATGGCTTCAGACGTATTAGGTATAAGTACCTATTCTGATGTTGCAGCTTGGTCTGATGGAACTAGTAAAGATACTGGTGACCTCAGGCGGAAATATAACTTCGGAGATAGAGTTTCTGAATTAGCGATAAATCAAGACCCTTTCTTCCGTTTTGTTTCTAAAGTTGCAAAAAAGCCTACTGATGACCCTGAGTTTAAGTTCACAGAACGCAGACACTCTTATCATAGACGTTACGCTTATGTAACGGGCTGGGTTGAAAGCAATGGAACAGAAGTACTTGGTGGCAGTGCCGGAGATGCAGATTTAACTGCATACAACGATGGTGGCGCACCTGACTCTATGACAGCTGGAGACACAGTTAAAGTGTTTATGTCAACTGACTATAAATCTGCTGGTAATGCCCAGAATATTTATGGTCAATCTGGTAGCAAAATAGATATTGGGGCTAGTGGTACTAGACCTACTTTCTTTATGCAAGACCAAGTTGTTCGTATACCTTTATCGTCTACTGATGGTGGTGGAGACGCTGGTAGTGAAATTCTAGGCCGTGTAAAATCTGTAACAGATTCTCTTACTAAAGATAGTAGGGAATGTGTTATGTTGGAATTAGAAGTAGTAAAAGTTGCAGCTTCTGGCTATAATTATTTAGCTGGATGGGCTAGTAACGAACTTGCTTTTGGTGCTTCAGCAGTGCAGACATACGGAAAGAAAATCGCTTCAGAACTTGAACCTGTAAGGAGTCATGTAGTAGGAACAGCTCATTCACAAGGAGCTGGTTATCCTGAAACATGGAAAGACCAACCGTTTAGCACAGGATTTGGATTAACTCAAATCTTTAAAACATCGTTGGCAATGGACAATACAACTCGTGCAACAGTGCTAAAGTACGAGCCTAACGAGTTCGCAAGAATATGGCGTGAAAAGTTAATTGAACATAAATGGGATATCGAACAAGCTTTGCTTTTCGGTTCTCAGGGTTCAACTAATGGCGTTCAGTATACTCAAGGTGCAGTTGATTTTGTTTCTAATTATGGAAATGTATTCAGCTTGACATTAGCAACAAAAACTCAAGATGATTTTCTTGATGATTTGTCTAATTACCTTGACCCAAGATACAACAATGCAAATGCATCTATATTCTTTTGTGATACTGCAACATATAACTGGCTAAATAAGCTAAGTGGATATTTTGCAAACAACATAGGTATGGTTGGCCCTGCTAACTCTGCCCCTGATGATGCGTCATTAGGTCGTTATGACTTTGCTAAGGCAGGTTCTTTAAAACGATTTGGTGTTGCAATTAACGTAATTTCTACTCCATACGGAGATATGAAAGTCGTTAGAAATGTACACTTAGACAAGAGTCCTATTAAGATGCTTGCCGTTAACATGAGGTATTGTAATTACAGACCTCTTGCTGGTAATGGTCTTAATCGTGATACAGCTATTTATGTTGGAGTTCAAACTCTGGAAAATAGTGGTGTTGACCGCAGAGTTGACTTAATTCAAACCGAAGCTGGGATGGAATGGCAAATGCCTGAAGCTCATGCTTATTGGTCATAACATAAGGAGATAATCTATGGGATATTTAGGTAATCCAATGTATGGACAAAATAAGCACGACAGACAAGCTGATGGAAGGTTAGGTGCTGTAGAGCATTTAAAACCTGCATCAGATGGCACAGTGGCATCGCCTTCTAAAACACTCACAGCTAGTGACGCAGGCAACTATTATATTGTTGATATCTCTGCAAATACAGCAGCATTTGTTTTACCAGATGCAGCAGTATCTAGAGGAGCTATCTTTACATTTATAATGTCTATTGAGAGTGATGCTGAAGGTACTAAGGATTTTATCCTTGCTACTGCAGCAGCTACCACATACTTAATGGGAGCCGGTATCGATGGCGGTGGTGTTCACGACCAACCTTCTGATGATGATTTTATTCAATTAGATTCATCTGATGGAGCAGTTGGAGCTGGTGA